TATGTGATTCACATGGCACCGGGCCCGATGATGGCGGTGGCCCCCACGGTGGAGATGGCCAAGCGCAACTCCAAGCAGCGCATTGATCCTCTGATCGAAGAAAGCGAGACGCTCTCCGCCCTGATCGCTCCGGCCCGCTCGCGTGACTCCGGCAACACGGTACTGTCCAAGGAGTTTCGCGGTGGGGTGCTGGTACTCACCGGTGCCAACAGCGCAGTGGGTTTGCGCTCCATGCCGGTGCGCTACTTGTTCCTGGACGAGGTCGACGGTTATCCAGGCGATGTGGAAGGCGAAGGCGATGCGATTTCCCTGGCTGAGGCCAGGACCCGAACCTTCGCGCGCCGAAAGATTCTCATCGTCTCCACGCCCACGATTGCCGGGGCCTCACGCATTGAGCGCGAGTACGAGCAGTCTGATCAGCGTCACTTCATGGTGCCTTGCCCGTATTGCGCGCATGAGCAGCGGCTGCGCTTTGAACGTCTGAGCTGGATCAAGGGCAAGCCCGATACGGCCCACTACCTGTGTGAGGCCTGTGAAAAGCCCATCGAGGAACACGCCAAAACGCAGATGTTGGAGTTGGGCCGGTGGGTGGCCACTTGTCCTGGCCAGAGCCGCACGGCAGGGTTTCATCTGTCCAGCCTCTACAGCCCTATTGGCTGGCGCAGCTGGAAGGAAATTGCCCAGGCGTGGGAGTTGGCGCAAGGCTCAGCGGTAGCGCTCAAGGCTTTTAAAAACACTGAGCTCGGTGAAACCTGGGTGGAGCAGGGCGAGACACCCGAATGGCAACGCCTGCTGGAGAGGCGAGAAAGCTACCGCATCGGCACCGTGCCCTATGGTGCACTGCTGCTGGCCGCCGGTATCGATGTGCAAATGGACCGCATCGAGGTCTCCGTCTGGGGCTTTGGCAGGCAGCAACATGCGTGGCTCATTGAGCACCGGGTGCTCGACGGTGACACGGCTCGCGACTCGGTCTGGCGCCGCTTGGGCGAAATGCTGCAAGAAAGCTGGACCCACGCCAGCGGCGTGACGATGCGGCTAGTGCGCATGGGGCTCGATACGGGTTATGCCACACAAGAGGCGTACTTTTTTACGCGCACCCAGCGCGACCCCCGGCTCTTGCCGATGAAAGGGGTCGCCCGGGGCGCGGCCTTGGTGGGTTTGCCCACTGCTGTTGACATGACCACCGGTGGCAAGCGCCTGCGCCGGGGGCTCAGGGTCTATGCAGTCGTGGGCGGCATTGCCAAGCTTGAGCTCTTCAACCACTTGCGTGCGACGGTGGAAGTCACCGAAGACGGCGAGATCGTTTTCCCCAAAGGGTATGTGCACCTGCCGCAGGTGGACGCTGAGTATGTGCAGCAGCTGTGCTCAGAGCAACTCATCACCCGGCGGGATCGCAATGGTTTTCCGTTTCGCGAGTGGCAAAAGATCCGCGAGCGCAACGAAGCGCTGGACTGCTATGTCTATGCCCGTGCGGCAGCTAGCCTGGCGGGTTTGGACCGCTTTGAAGAGCGCCATTGGATCGAGCTGGAGCGCCAACTGGGTATCCCCGTCGGTGCCGAGCCTCCTGAGCTGCGCATGGACGGGCTTTTTCCGGTGCAACCGGGCTTTGAGACGCCGGAGTTTTTGAGGGCCCAGCAAAGTAGTCAGGCGTCGGGGACCGAGTGGCCCGCCCAGTTGGATGCCTCACGGGAAGCGCTGGAAGATTCTGAAATTGAATCGGCTGAGGCGAGTCCGCCCGCGAAAGCTACACCTGAGGTGCGGCCGGATGTATCGCTCGATCTACCGCCCGATCTGCCGCCATATCAACCTCTTTTTGAGCAGTCCGAGCAGCCCTTCAAGGTGCCGCAAAAGGCACAGCCCATTCCGGGCGCCATGGCATTTCCCGCAACCCCAGGCGCTCTTGCTCCGGCGCGCCGGGTGATTCGTAGCAACTGGATGAAATGAAAGCACGTCATGACCGATCCCTCTGGGCTCACCGCCGCCCAATCAGTTGCTGTACCCACCGCCTACACGCCGCAGCACCTGCAAGCCCTGCAGGAGGCCTTGGCCAGTGGCGAGCAGCGCGTGGCCTATGAAGGCAAAAGTGTGGAGTACCGCAGCGTTGCCGATCTCAAGGCCGCCATCGCCCAGGTGCAGTCCGCTCTGGCCAGCGAGGCAGGCCGAAGCAAAACGCGCCATATCCGCGTGACCACTTTTAAAGGTTTGTGATGACTTGGCTCGGACAAATCAAGCGCCGGCTCTTTGGCGCGCCTCCGGTTTACGAGGGCACCGGAGGGGGACGCCGGGCCCTGGCCTGGATGCCCAGCAACCCGGGAGCCGTGGCAGCGCTGTCCCTGGCTCAAGACGAGTTGCGCGCCAAAAGCCGTGACCTGGTGCGACGCAACGCCTGGGCCGCCGCCGGGATCGAAGCCTTTGTGGCCAATGCCATCGGCACGGGCATCAAGCCTCAAAGCATGATGCAGGACCAGGCGATACGCGAGGCGATCCATAGCCTGTGGTGGGACTGGTGCGAGCAGGCCGATGCAGCGGGTCTGACTGATTTCTATGGACTGCAAGCGCTGGCGACCCGGGCGATGCTCGAAGGTGGCGAGGCACTGGTCCGACTGCGCTACCGCCGCACCGAAGATGGCCTGCCGGTGGCGCTACAGATCCAGGTCCTCGAAGCCGAGCACCTGCCGACGACCCTGAACCGCGATTTGCCCGGTGGTAACGTCATTCGGTCCGGGATCGAGTTCGATCGGCTGGGGCGTCGGGTGGCTTACCACCTCTACCGCTCGCACCCGAACGATGGGTTGCTGGCCCCCATGTCCAGCAGTGATGGGGGCGGCGGCCTGGATACCGTGCGGGTGGATGCCAGTGAAGTGATTCACCTGTTTCGCCCGCTGCGCCCCGGTCAGATCCGGGGTGAGCCTTGGCTCACGCGGGCGCTCGTGAAGCTCAACGAGCTGGATCAGTACGACGATGCTGAACTGGTGAGAAAGAAAACTGCGGCCATGTTCGCCGGTTTCATCACCCGCATGGCCCCAGAAGACAACCTGATGGGCGAGTCGGCGGCCGATGCCAACGGCGTGGCACTGGCGGGTCTGGAGCCTGGAACGCTGCAGATCTTAGAGCCCGGTGAGGACATCAAGTTCTCTGCGCCGGCCGATGTCGGCTCGTCCTACGCCGAATTCATGCGTCAGCAGTTTCGGGCAGTGGCCGCTGCCATGGGCATCACCTACGAGATGCTGACTGGGGACCTGACGCAGGTGAACTATTCCTCGATTCGGGCAGGCCTGCTGGAATTTCGCCGCCGTTGCGAAGCCCTGCAGCACGGCGTGATCGTGCACCAGCTGTGTCGCCCTATCTGGCGTGCATGGATGGACCAGGCTGTGCTCGAAGGGGCATTGGATCTGCCTGGATACCGAAAGGGCCGGCGCGCCTATCAGGCTGCCAAGTGGATCCCCCAGGGTTGGAGTTGGGTGGATCCGCAAAAGGAATTCAACGCCATGAAGCTCGCCATCCGCGCGGGTCTCATGAGCCGGTCAGAAGCGATCTCCGGCAATGGCTACGACGCCGAAGACGTGGACCGCGAGATTGCGGCTGATAACGCCCGAGCCGATGAGTTGGGCCTGGTCTTTGACTCCGATGCCCGGCATGACCAAACGCCCGTGCCTGTTCCCACAGATAGCCAGGACGTGCAGCCCGCCGATACGCCTGACCCAGCGGATGCACCGACCGACAACCAGGACCCTCAACCATGACTTACCTTGGTTCCCGCCTGTTCGGGATGCCCTTGCTCATCCATCGCCCCAAGCTTGATGTGATCCTGTCCGTGGTCGGCCAGCGCATCGGCATGGCCGATGTTCCCGTGATGCCCGGGATGGACATGGCTACTTTCCAGCGCCCGCCGTCAGTTTCAGCCCCCGAGGGCATTGCGGTGATCCCGATCCATGGATCGCTGGTCAAACGCTCACTGGGCATGGAAGCCGCGTCCGGTCTGACTTCCTATGGTGAGATTGCCGCCATGCTGGATGCCGCGCTGGCAGATCCACAGGTCAGTGGCATCTTGCTCGACATCGATTCCCCAGGTGGCGAGGCCTCGGGCAGTTTCGAACTGGCCCGACGGGTGCGCGAAGTGGCGGCCCAGAAACCTGTCTGGGCCGTAGCCAATGACGCAGCGTACTCAGCTGCTTATGCCATTGCCGCCAGTGCCCAGCGTGTGTTCGTGACCGATACCGGCGGCGTCGGTTCGATCGGCGTGATCGCCCTGCACGTCGAC